CTGACAAAACAGTGTCACCACTTTAAAAAAAATTTGTTCCGACATTTGTAATACGCAGTCACCGAAGTTAAAAAGTCTCCCCTACCGGGGGAGATTTAGAAGAGGCTACTTACTGACAAAACACTGTCACTACTTTAACAAAAACTAATACCGACATTTGTAATACACAGTTACCGAAGTTAAAAAATCCCTCTCCAGGTGGAGAGGGATTTAGGGTAAGGCCAACAAACTAACACCGGTATTTAAATTATGCCAATCGGCATAAACAGCCATCCGGCAAAACACCAAAACATATTCCGGACTTCCGTCTTTCTCGATTTCCGGACTAAACTCAAATCTCACATCTAAAATCTCATATCTAAATGAAGATCTACCTCTACGACACCGACCAGGACTGCATAGGTTCCGGCACCTTATCATCATCCTACATCCAATACCAGCTCGAAACCGCAGCCGGTCAGGACGTAGAAGTTCACATCAGCTCCGTGGGCGGCAGCGCGTTCGATGCCATTGCCATCTATGACCTGTTAAAGAAATACCCCGGCAAAGTCACCACTTATATCGATGCGCTGGCAGCCTCGGCCGCATCGGTGGTGGCAATGGCCGGGAAAACAGTGATAATGAGCAAATACGCCCTGCTCATGATCCACAAACCCATGGTAGGCTCAGGCGGCAACGCCGATGAATTGCTGAAGGATGTACAAATGCTCAACATTGTACAACTGCGCCTGGCGCAAATCTACGTGGATAAAACCGGGTTGGACGGAGTTACCGTTAATAGTTTGATCAACTCCGTCACCTGGCTATCCGCCGACCAGGCCCTCGATCTCGGCTTCATCGATGCCATCGAAGATTATAGCGCCGAAATAACCAACAGTACAATTATCCAAAACTACACCAGCGCGGCGCCGGCAGTTTACCGCCGCTGCATCAACAAGCTCTTAACCAAAAACAACAATAACAACATGAACATGGAGAACCAGCAACTGATCGAAAAAACCACATCGGTTTTAGACAAGATCATGAACTACTTTAAAAAGGTAGTAAACAAACAAACCATTACCGACAAAGGCACCCTGCATCACTGCGGCGCATTAGACGAAGGCACCGAAGTGTACCAGGATGCCGACATGACCCAACCCGCCCCTGCTGATACCTACACCACGTCAACCGGCAGCAAAGTAGCTGTAAAGGGCGGCCAGGTACAAAAGGTAACCCCGCCCCTGTCCGATCCTGATGCCGACCCTGATGCAGACAGTTTCCAGGATGACGACGATGATGCACCGTCAGACAAATTTAAAAAATCAAAGCCCGGCGATGTACAAAATAAAATAAAATCAATCAGGGCCAAACTACATGCCCAAAACGCTTTGTTAAGCGAAGCCCGTGCCGCCCTCGAAGCAGCTAACTCACGCTTAAACAAAACCCGTGAAGAAGTGAAGAACGAGATCAGGTCAAATTTTACTCCCGAAGGCTCCAAACGCAGCAACAAAGCCAAAACCGAACAAACCCCATTCTTCGCCCCCACCAGCACATTAGCTAAAAACGCTGTTAAAAAAGCAATCTCTAAATAAGTAGTAAGTACATAGTATCAAGTAGCAAGACTTTTATCGTGTCCTTGATTCTTACTTCATAATTCTAAAAAAGTACTTGATACTTGATACTAGCGACTTGATACTACCAAACAAAAATAAAATCCTCTAATAACAAATGCCACAATTTACATTCACAAACAACACCTATGCCGGCGAAGCGCTGGCCGGGTTTATGGCCAGTACCCTGCTTGAAGCCGATTCGGTAAAACGCGGACTGCTAACTGTTATCAATGACGTAAAATCACGCAAGGTGATCCTCGATGTTGATGATGACGTAGTACTGCAGGACCCATCAGGCATCTTCGCCGACCAGGGCACAACCGCCTTACAAAATGAAAGCTATCTCGACCCGGTAGTGTACGAATTCATGAAACAGGAGCAATGGGACAAACTCGTACAATCATGGGAAGCCCAAAGCCTGAAACCGGGCGCCTTTATGGACTACGAAGGCGTTGTCGACTTATCCGACTTTATGGTTCAGCGTTACCTAACCAAAATACAAATAGCTAACGAGCGTTTGTATTGGCTGGGCAAATCTGCCACCAAAGAAGCAGCTTTCACCGCTGGTTTCACAGGCTTATTGCCATCTATCGCTGCCGCATCAGGCGTTTACAAAGTGGGCTTAGGAAAACCGGCTACTTCAATGCCCGCCACAGCAATTGACGCCACAGGTTCAGTAACCGTATCCAGCACCGCAACCCTTGCCGATGGCGATGTAGTAACAATTACTGCCGTAACAGGCACAAGTAAAGATACCACCAACGGAGGTTCAGGCATTTCCGTACAAGGTCAATCCTACTTCATCCAGGTAACAAGCGCTACAACCTTTAAATTGGTACGTAACTATAACGAGATCAACACCCGTAAAGCAGCGACTTTCACAGGTACATCAACCGCAGCCACAGTGAGCTATATCAATGCCAGCAACGTGTTATCAGTATTAACAAGCGTCTATTCACAACTTGACCCCGCCGACCGCAGCCAGGACGATTTCAACCTGCAGATACCTTTACACGTTGGCTATGCCTACGCACAGGCCCAGGCTGATAAGGCAGTGAACGTACTGAACGCCTTTACCGACAGCAAAAAAATGGATTACTTAGGTGTACCGCTGCAATTGATGAACCACTGGCAGGCTAACACCATTCTGGGTGCCCGCGCTTCAAACCTGTTCTTAGGCGTCGACCTGTTAGGCGATGAGTCCGAGCTTTCAACCGTTTACATGAAGCCCTACACCAATGACAACGTAGTCCGCATGAAGGCCCGCATGAAAGCCGCCGTAAACTTCAAATTCGCCAACGAAATATTTTACCTGTCAGCCTAAAAAATAATGAGTGATTGAGTGATTGACTGAGTTAATGAATAATAGAAGATATTCACTTAATCGCCAAATCCTTCACTCAATCACCAACTCACTCATTCACTAAATAAATAAAAATGTCCATATACAACAAAATAAACGCCGGGTTCGCTTTAGGAACAGCCGAACCCGTAACCGCCGGTATCGAGGATGTGATCTATATCTTCAACCAGGATGATATCACCTTAACTTTTGATACTACTAACCCCCTTATTGTAACCGGCCTTACTGCTGTAAGCGCAGCAAAAATTTATAAATTCAACGGCACCAATAACAGTTTCAACACCGTGTCAAAGTTGGCTAAAACTTCTGTAGGCCCGCGTTATACCGAAGAAATAGACTTCAACGTTGCCGGCTTATCTGTCGACATCAAAACACAATTGCAGGCAATGGGCTACGGTCGCGTTTGCGCCATAGCGGTAAACAATTACAATTCCAGCGACTCAGCTATCGAGCTTTTCGGTGCAGTGAACGGCCTGATATTGACCGACGCCGAACGCAGCGCAGCCGATGAAACCATGGATGGCGGGTACAAGCTAAAACTAACCAACCCCGACAAATTAAGGGAACCATATCCACCACGCGCGGTATCCATCGCCCCACAAAGTGGCAGTGCAACCTACGCCAGCACCATTGCCGCTATCGAAGCACTGGTATCCGCATAGTTCATTGTTGATGGTTCATAGTTGATAGTTAACTCAGCTATGAACTATTTAAAAGAATACCATGAACTATGATCCATTAACTATGAACCGTCTATGACAAAAAAATACATCCTAAAGCCCGGCAAGCATCAGTTCGCCCCGGGCTCACACGCAACGCATCATAACGACAATTTAACAGATGCCGAAGCCAAATGGTATTTAGAACGATACCCACACATAAAAACCCTGTTTGAAGAAATATCTGCCTCAGAATCGGTGCAAACAGAATCGGTGAAATCCTATCTAAAATCGGTGGAATCACCAAAAACAGAACCGGTGAAATCAAACCCAAAATCAGTGAAATCTATCAATAATGAAGACCTATCTACCACAAATTGAACGCCGCATATTAGTACGCCCTAATCAAACCTTCGGCATATTGAATTACGACATGGATAACGCCTATCCGCAACGTATGTTGGAACTGGTAGCCGGCTCACCCACCGCAAAGGATTGCTGGAACAAGCGAACAAAATTCATTGCGGGTAACGGATTCGAACAAAAGGATTTAGGTAAACAGATCATCAACCCCCATGGCCTTACAATTGCTAAACTATTAAAAGCTGTTGCTACAGATAAAGCGCTATTCACCGGCTTCGGTATCCATGTAAATTATAATGCCAATTTTAAGATCGCTTCCGTCAATTATATCAAGTTCGAAGATATCCGCATGGGTGATACCGATGACCCTACCACAGCAAATAAATTTGCCATCTATTCCGACTGGGGCCGCAAGACCTGGAAAAACATCATGCGCAGCA